TCTCAGCATCATTCTCTCGTATATGTCTAATGTAGTCCTGTATTGCCTCATAAATGGTTTCCTGCTTCTCCAGCTCTCCCAATAAATCTTTAATACCGCTATCAAATTTTTCATATTCAGATTTCTTGGAGACAATCATATTTTCTTTAAATGTCTCATCAATATGTTGTTCACACGTTGGGCAGTCATCATTATTTTCAAAAAACCCAATATACTTGTTTGTTGCAGAACGTCTTACCTTCAGCTGCTCATGGAGGCCTTTTAGTTTTTGCACCTTCTCTGATTGTTCATTTTCCTGTTTTGAGTTGAAGGCCAAGTCATCATTACTTTGTTTAAGTTCACCTATCTTCTCTTGTCTATTAGATATTTCTTCCTCATTACCAGTAACAAGCTTAGTTTTTTCTTTAATCAACTTGTTCTTATTCTTCTTAACATCATCTATATACTTGTTCTGTAGAGTAATCTTTTCAGTAGTTAACTCTACACTATATTTTGCTTCCCTTTGGTCTTCTGTAATAGTTTTAAGTTTTTGTTTCAACAACATATTCATCAGAGAGAAAATCTGAATGTCCAGAATGTCTTCTACTACTTCCCTGCGTTGTTTAGCCTTCAACTGCATAAACGGAATGAACGTGGATGAACCCAGAATAACAACCTGTGTAAAACTACGATAATTCAACTTTAAGATTTGCTGTTCAAGATACTTCTGATAATCCCTTACATTGGCATCCTGATTATACATCTTGCCGTTAATGTATATCTCAAATATGTTGGGTTTAATTCCACGTATAACCTTAATGTTTTTGGAACCTATCTTAAACTCAATCTCAACCTCACATCCGGCCATATTAACAGAATTAAGCAGTTGAGGTTTATTGATATTACGGAACGGTTTACCGAACAAACCAAAACACAAAGCATCAAGAATGGTAGATTTACCAGAACCATTCTCGCCTATAATGAGTGTTGTTGGGTTTCTATCTAATTGTATTTCTGTAAATTGGTTGCCTGTGCTTAAAAGGTTTTTCCATCTCACATACTTAAAAACGATCAAAAAAAGCTCTCCAAACTACCTTTACCATATTTTCTCTCTACCTTATTAACATTATTAACATTGTGTTCTACACTATCGCCCCTATGCTCATAAGGTATAGTATTCGTTAATTCATATTCTGTTTCGCCGGGCCGCTTAATCTTCCACTGTAAATCTCCATCCTTTGGATAATTGATATTCCACTCACAAGTAGACTGTTTAAGATACTTTCTGTCCTTTTTACTCATAGGATAGATATAACGAAACTGTTTCCCCCACACTCTACTAAATCCAAGTTCACCCATTTTTGCATCATTGGGTCGGGGACCGTACTTTGTATCCATGCGGTTCATTTCTTTCTTCATCTTTCGTTGAATGGTGCGAAAGTGAACCTTCTCACCAGACTCAGAAACATATACATCGCTCCATATAAATCCACCATAAAGAAAGTTGGCGGCCTGATATACATAGCCGGGTTTGCCAACTATCCCATCGGCCCAAGTGTATAGGTATTTTCGTTCTGGTGTATTTTCTTTCATCCACTTCACGGTTGCAGAAATCATTTGGGATTCAGAGTTGCGTGGCATTTCATCATCCATACACATTTTACCGATTTCATAATAATCACCTGTAGACAGATCAGGGAACATCTTTTTAATTGTTCCCATAGGATTTGTGCCCCAACCTAGTGTAAGGACACCAACCAGTTCATCGTCTTGATATGCACCCAACCATCGTTTAGTTAGTTTGGGCATTACAGGCGAGTAATGTCTGTCTTGAACGAAAAGTGTAGCCACTCTCCAATCAACCAGTTTCATTTCTATCACAGCTCCAAATCCTGTGCCTCATTATATAATGTCTTCATAGTATTTTTCAGTCTCTTTTTGTCCAACACTATATCCAACTCATCAACATATTTGTCAAGCAGTGTCATCGTGTCTTCGGTGTTCTCTACAATATCATCTGATACATTACTTGCATCTAACTCCGAAAAATCCTCTATGATTTTAACCTCATAGGTGTCTACCTTCAGAAGTCGGTCAACAAACAAGTCAAACTGATATAAGTCTTTTTTATTGACTACAATCAACTTAACATATTTTTCCTCATACTTTTCAAAATCATAAGAGGTGCTGGTTGGCCCAACCATATGACTATAATCATTAACTGTATCATCATAATATATTTTTTCGAATAGTGTATAAGGATTAACCACACGTTCAAGCTCTCTTGTCTCTGTGTCAAAAATATGAAAACCCTTCAAGTCACTATGGTCATTCCAATAAATCTCGTATGGTGTTCCAAGATAATATATTTGGCCGTCATCTGATTTGTGATGAAAGTGTCCACTGAAACATAAATCAAACCGCTGAAAGAGCTCCTTACTATACTTACCCTCAGTTTTATAACCCTTATGCATCTCAAAGCCGTTTATCTCTAGATGTCCCATAAGAATTTGTGCTGGGGAGTTAGAAAGGGCCGACATAGATTCATCGTAATTGTTTGTATTAATCCACGGCATAAATTGAACAAGACACCCATCAAAATCTACAACCTCAGGCCTAGTGTAAATATTATAGCGATCAGAATCCATCAATTCTTCCATTGAATTTACTTCACTTGTATTCTTATAATAAGTGTCGTGATTGCCTATAATAACATGTAAGTCAACATTCAACTCTTGAAAGCGATTAACAAACCTTTTACGAAAATCACTGGCAGTTTTAAAGCTGATAAACTTACGTCTATCAACCACATCGCCTAAATGAATACATGTGGTTATATTTCTTTTTTTTAGGGTGGGGAAAAATATATTGTCATAAAATTTATAAAAATATTCGTTAATATTTTGGTTGTCGTTTCTAGCTCCAACGTGAGAATCCGATATCAATGCTATCTTCATTCATTATCACCTTCATCCATAAATTCTTCTAAGCCTTTCTTATTAGAACCATTTGTGGTCTTTTTTGGTTTATATACATCTTCTGCGGGGAGAGTCCCTATAGCAAACTGATTCGATATATTATATGATGTAGAATCATCATACGGCATGGTTTCATAAGATTGATAATTTGTACTTTCTATGATTTTATTCTTAACATGGGTTTGTTTTTTTTCTTTTTGAATTCTTCTAATAAAAGCATAGTATATAATTTGTGTAAAATATGCGAAAGGGTTCTTCGATTTCTCTGGATTGAAGTTTGAAGCATATTGTAGACAATTTTCGATACCATCTGATATCATATCTTCTTTATACGTATAATTAATAAAATTGGGCCGATAAGACAGGTGTTGTGCAATTTTAAGAAAACATTCCCCTATATAGTTTGTAACGGGAGGCCGTTCCTCACCAGAATCTTCTGCAAGCTTGCATTTTTCTTTCCACTTAATCATTGCTTCTAGAAAAACCTTATTATCAACGTAATGTTTGCCCTTTGCTTTTGCCATGTGGGTTCTCCTTAACTTAAACTTTATTAACATTACCACATCTAGAACAAAAAGTCAATACACAAATGGGTATTGACTCAAGAAAAATTTTCTGGTATATTTACTATGTTGTAAGTTTCAGAAACATATTAATGTATTAACTTATTACTTGTTTCAAGTTCTTCAAGTAATTCGTCATATATTTCATCTTCTGTTGGGTCATTATAAGTTGAGTCATTATACAAGTCTAAATGTCCAATTTCTTCGCTATTCCCATATTTGTCAAGTATTCCCTCATAATAAAGGGCTAGAGCAGGCGAGGCGTTTAATATCACAATAATATGAGATTTATCAATATCAAAACGCTCATCATCTGTAAATGGTTGAACCCAACGGGTGAGCATTAGAGATTCAGTCATTTCTCCTCTATGTCCCATTGATGGCCGAACATATATTAATAGAGGATTTATAACTTCATACACATCATCAGCTTTTAATGTAAGATCACATATAATATTTTCTCCGCTTATTAGCTTTACAACTTTATATGTATTTGTATTCATTTTAGTTTTATCCTATCTATTTCATAATTAAACTGTTCTTCAGCATATATATTTATACGGGCAAAGAAATGGTTAAGAGTAAAATTACGCCTTTCCTTATAACTTATATCATCTGCAATATCAAATACTAAAATAGAATCCTTAGTTGATGATGTACGCAAACCTCGGCCGATGGATTGAAGCACTCTGATTTTGGATTTACTTGGACTTGCGAGCACGATGTTGTTAATGTTACGAATATTAATACCAGTGCTAAAAGTACCGTAGCTCGCAATAGTTGTTGAGTTTTTATGTTTCTCAACAAGTCCACGAATTTTCTCCCTTTGATCTGTGTCTGTGCCGCCATATACGAAATATACATTTTCACTTCCTTTCATACCGTCATATAATATTTTACCATGTTTTTCTACTAATTGAAACAGACAGAGAGTATTGCCCCCAATAGTATTACATAAATTTAAAATAAACTTATTTCTAGATTCACACGAAACAAGGTAATTTATTTCTTCAGCATAACTCATCCTCTTTTTAATCTCTGGATGTTTTAGTGCTATACATTTTATCTTTAGGTTCGCCAGAGTTTTTTTATCCATCAACTCTCTAGTCGTTACAACCTTCTCTACTGCACCAAACAACCCCTCTAATACTAATTTGTGTGTTTCTGTACCATCAAGTGTCCCTGTAAAACCAAATCTGTATTTACATTGGTGTAATTTAGTCATTATTCTTGTTAGAGACTTAGCCTTAAATGTGTGAGCCTCATCGCCAATTACGCAACCAAACTGTTCAAAATATTTCTTAGGCATTTTATAGATAGACTGCCACGTTGAGATCACAACATCTTTAGTAACCTTGCGGTCATAGCCCTGATATATTTTCTGGCAATATGTACCAGACGACCATCCATAGTCTTCGAAGTCTGTATACATCTGTTCAACCAATGATGTGGTAGGAACAAGAATCAAGGTTTTCAAGCCCATTAGGTGATAATAACGAATTAGAGAATATATTATTAAAGATTTACCAGAAGCAGTAGGAGAAAGAAGAAGAGCACGATTTCTAGAGATAGCATGTTGCACAGCTTGTATTTGATAATCTCGTACTTTAAGAGACTTTCCTTTACTTTTAAGTTTGAGGCTTCTGACGAACCCGTTAACAACCTCACTAGCAACGACCCTCTCATCTTCTACTCCCTTCTCAAGTATATAGGAAATATTATGTTTATCACAGTATTTTTTAACATATTCCAACAATCCCACATATATCTCACCTGTAGCTGGAGAGAATAATCGTATTTTACCATCCCATACACGATTACGAACTGCTGGCATAAACTTTGCGTTTGGAACCTCAAAAGTAAAGAAAGAATTAAGTTCAGCAGCAATTGAAGGCTCAACATCAGTTAGTTGCAAATAGACTTCATTTTTCTTGGATATATGCATCTTGGATAACACCCACTACATCATCCCTGCTTCGAATTTTTTCCACTCTATTGAGTTTTTGATATCCCAGCCACGATTGTCAATTGATTTGATTACGCCCTTGCAATAATCTACACAAGTTTCGTAGTAACCAATTTTATTAGAAATTTTGAGGATATCTTCATCAGACTGTATATACATGACAAGATCCGTTTTCATAACTCTAATGTCAAACGGCTTTGCAGCATATACCTTTGCTTCTGCCTTACCACCATAATACTCCCATTTCTGTCGATATAGGAGCTGATGGTCTGTTTTTGCTTTAACCAACAGAAGTTCGAAGTCTGCTTTATGGTTTAACCACTTCTGTTTGATAGCCTGATTTTTATATGATTCCTGATCAATTCGTTCATGATCAGAGATAGGGAGGTCTTTGTTTGCACTTTGTTTTAAAACTTCTAAATCCATAATATCTCCATACTAAAAAGTGAGCAGTTTGGTTTCTCTCCCTTGTTTTATATTACCACAATCAATGTTGTGTGTTTTTAGATTTGATAAATGTTAAAGCTTACCAAATCTGCTCATAGGTATTTAGACACTTTCAAACTTGTAAATTTGATATTCGAATGATGCTGTGGCGGTTAGATACTCAACATCTGTTGCTGTCTGTGTAAAATCCAACGAACTAAGTGATATGGGAAACACATTTTTAAAATCAACATTTAGAATGGGGTTGTTTTTATTTGACAGGATCATAAGAAATGCATCTGAGTACATTGAAATGTCTGAAACTGAGTTCTCAATAAAATCTACAGAAGGGGTTCCACCACCAGTTGCAGGCCTAGTAGAAGTTTCATCTCTATATGTTCTAAATTCTTCGTGATCACTAGGAAACCCTATACCTGTTATCCAATCATGGAGAGATTTATAGTTTTCTAAGTATTCATCTACGATAAATGTAATCTCAAGATTCTCGTGTTCTGTCTTATCACC